TGCGAAGTAGTAATTGTATGCTGTTTTTGCGTCTAATCCAATAGAGGCAGCGTAATTGATAAAGAAATGTAGAATATCTACCCATTCCATATACAATTCTTTTTTGTCTCCTTCAGACATATCGGAAATCTTTAATGTGTTGTATTTTGCAAAGTCTTTTTTCCAGTATTTCCATACTGCATTTCCAGAACCATCTTTAATACCTCCAAGTGCGTCTGTCATTTCATGAATTTCATCTACAACTGCGTGAGTATTAACATGCCAGAATTCCATGATTTCTCTAATAGTCATATCTTCAAAATTAAAACCATACGTTTTCTCTTGCATGTTTTTTTGATGAGACATTATATCTTCTAAGTGTGTTGTTGATTTATCATAGAAATCGTTTACTTCTAGATCCTTGCATTCATTATCTATATTTGCCATTATTTATTTATTTTAAAAGTTATATCTAATCTATCAAATAAGTTTCTTAATTCTTTCTTCTGTCTTGCTATTAAATCATCAGAATACGATGCAACTAAATTACTAACATCTTTATTTGATTTTACGTATAGTTTTTCACGCAGGACTGGATCCTGTATCAACTCCATACTTGGGTCATATTCTATTTGAATTGCAGCTAAACAATCGCTTGCCATAGTTTCATAAAAACGAAATGTTGTTACATTATCTAAATGCTCTGCATCTCCTAATATTAAACTTGCTTTACTTTTTGAAATTGTATCTAATAAAACAGAGTGTTCCATTTTCTTTGCGAAGGTTGTTGGAACCTTTTTAGTCTTATAACCAACTAACAAACTCTTTTCGCCATGTGGCATATACTTTCGAACTTGTTGTTCTCTGAATGCTGCTCGATTATCTCCATAGTATATTGCATCCCATTCTTTCTTAGGAGCATCAAAATCAAATAAGGCATTGGTTGGTGTGCTATTCAATTTACTTGCCATTCTGTGTTTAAACATGTAGGTAAACCAATCTAATCTTTCCCAATTCTTTGGTGTTCTTCCTAAGAATTTTGAGATGTTTTTACCAGGGAATAGGTAAGTTGCGTTCTCTATGATCTCGGACCACTCAGATTCAAGATCTTGGATTAGATTGAATCTTTTCAATACTTTAACTGGATTTAAGAAATCAATCCGAGGATCATTTACAAGTGTGTATATTTTACCACCATATCCTGCAAGAGCTCTTGCTATTGGTTCTGTGTGTTCTCCAACTTGACCTCCAAAGAAATTAGCTGTACTTAATTGGATAAAGACTGCGTCGTAAGAATCCCAATCAGCATCTGTATAATTTACGTAAAAATCAAACTCTGCTGTATTTCTATTTTTCTTACCAATCAAATCTACGTCATATCCATTCTCTTCTAAGAGTTGTTTGAAATATGTAGCTTCTAAACCTCTGTGGTTTTTACTATTATATGTTAGATTTGAAAATACTGATGTGATTGCTACTTTCATTACTCTACTTCGTTTACATAGTTATCTAATCCTTGAATATATGCAACAGCATCTAATAAATTATCACGTTTATGATTGTAACTTTCTCTAGAGAATTTAAGAGCTACTAAGGCCTTAAACATATCTGCTCCAGTTACTTCATGACCTGTCATTCCTTGAAAGATCATTGCCGCTCTATCCATTCCTTCTGAGAAAGGGCCGTATGCTCTATCTGCTTCTTCGCTTCTGTTGTTTACAATATCGTTTGCTTCTTCTAATATACTTTTCATTCTTTATTTTATTTAGTAAGTATTATATATGCGATTAATAAAATGTTTCTAGTTAATTCTAGTTAAAGGTACCCATCCTCGGTCTTTTGTCATCTTGTGTGGAATTCCATTAATTGAAGTATATCCAGATGGTTTGATTTCTTTCTCGTCTTTTGCAGTTGCTCTTTTTAGTAAATCTGCCATTTCTTCAGCGGTTGGCTTTTCTGCTTTAACTGCGTGCATTTTGTACTCCCAAGGGTGTTTGTGTTTGATCATAATTATTTGCTTTTTTTATTTATTAAGTTTTCTAATTCTATTGATAAATCTTCAATACCTTCGTTATATGCCCACTGAGTTTCATCGTTAGGCTGACCATATCTAATTGCCTCTGAGGCTCTTTCTAGTAGTATTTGTATTTCTTTTAATGTCATATATTATATATTAGTCTGTTATTATTATATAGTAAATATAAACAAAAAAAGTGAACCAGGAAAATCCTGACTCACTTATTTTTTAAAGTTATTAACAATTATACATACTATTGTCCGATTTTTCCATAGTATTTATTTAGAGCAGCTAACCTGTCGTCTGCATCTACTAGCATTGTTAACGCTTCTTCTGCGTTCTTGTAAAAATCCCCGGTGGAGTGATCCCCTATACCTGTTCCTTTTTCGCCTAATAAATCTAGGGATAGAAGGGCTTTTGCTTTATCTGCTTCAGCTGAAGTTCTAAGCATTATGATTAAATGTTTATTCATGTTTTATTGTTTTTAATTGTGTTTACTTGTTCTAATAAAAATTCATGGAAGGAAAGTGGTTCCCAATCTGAAAATATTTCTTTTACTTTAGTGCAATCAATTGCATATCTTTTATCATGTCCTAATCGATCTGCTACAAACTCAAACTTAGGAGTTTTACCTAACATCTCTCCAATCATATTTACGATTTCAATATTTTCATATCTTTCTCCAGATCCAATATTATATACTTCACCTTCTTGATCAGATAGCATAAGTCCGTATATGAGCTGTGCATTATCATCTGAGTCTATCCATTCTCTTACTTGCTTTCCATCACCATATACTGGAATTGTTAAATCCTCTGCGATAGATTTCATAATTTTTGGAATAAACTTCTCTGTATTTTGATGTGCTCCGTAGTTATTGCATGTTCTTGTGATTAAATAAGGTAATCCGAATGTTCTACCTGCGGCTTCAACTAAAAGATCACTTGCTGCTTTGGTTGCTGAGTAATATGAAGATCCTTTCAATCCGAAAGTTTCATTTGACTCTGCTAATAATCCGATATCATCCATATCTCCATAAACTTCATCAGTTGAAATATGAATAAACTTTTTAAGATCTTTGTTCTGTCTAGCACACTCTAATAAATTGAAAGTTCCTTCAACATTTGTTCTAACAAAAGGTTTTCCGTCCTTTATCGAGTTGTCTACGTGGCTCTCAGCAGCAAAGTGTACTAAGTAATCATAAGAACCTAAATCATCTGCAGTTACATCGCAAATATCCATCTTAATAATTTTAGTTGGTTTAATTATATTATTTGGATTTGCAGCATAAGTCATTTTGTCTAAAATAACGATATCATCATTTGGTAATCTTCTATTAAGTAAGTTTACGAATGATGACCCTATAAATCCTAATCCTCCAGTTACGATAATTCTCATGCGTTGTCTAGTAATTTTTTAATTCCGTTTTTATATTGTTCTTCTGTTAGGTTTCCTTCAGTATATTGTGCGATTTCATCTCTAATGGCTAACATTAAATGCTGAGCACTTGTAGTTCCTGCATCATTTTTAGCACGATCAATTAATTCTGGATTTTGCTTCACAGTTTGTACTGTTATCAAATCTTTTAGTTTGGTGGTAGACCATCCATGTGATCTTGTTGTATATACTACCTCTGGAGATAAATTATCCCCTGAAAATCTTTTACCAATATAATCATCACCTAAGATTCTAACGTCTGGTTTATAAAATTCTATTAACTTTATTAAGTCTTCCTCTGTTTGATATGTAACAACCTCATCAACATATTTAATAGCCATTAGTGTTTTATATCTTTCGTATAATGGAATTACTGGTTTGTATTTAGTAAATCTTGTTTCAGATGGATCTATTTGTAGAAAAACCATAAAGTAGTCACAGTGTTCCTTTGCAGTTTCAAAGGTGTAAATATAACCTGGGTGTAAAAGATCAAAGTTACCTGCAGTAAATCCTATTTTCTTTTTTAGGTTGCTCATATCTTATTTCTTTTTAAGTTTAAACTCAAATATAATTGTTTTGATATATCTTGCACTTGTTCGTCTTGATAAGTTTCATTAATTGCCATTGTTAGAATGAAATGATCTACCATTGCTTTCGATGATTCAAGATGCTCTTCTGTTTTACAAGATTCTATTACCTTTTCTATTTTATTAAGTGATTTAATAGACCACTCTGTATAATTCTCAGGTTTAAATAAAAATTGATTCATTGGTTATCTTTTTAAATGAGGAATGCCCTGTAGTTATACAGGGCATTCTTGAATTGTTTCAACACGCGGTTGAATGTATTTCGATGATACGCGAAATTCGTTACTTATTTTCCTTGATCCAATCCTTCACTTCGTCAATTTCAGATTTAATTCTGTCTAACTCGTTTAGTGCTTCTTCTAATTCGCCTTCCCTTTCATCAAGTAGTTCTCCAGCCATATCCGCATCGTCATCTTCTCCATCCTGTTCGTATGTACTGATATCGTTTTTTATGTCAACTATTTCTGATCTTAGGCTTTTTACCTCATCAGCTGCTTCCGCATATTGATCTTGAAATTCTTTTAATTCATCAATAGCTTCTTTCATTTCATCATCAACTCCTGAATCGCCAGAATCTCCTGTTATTTCAGCCTTTTTAGCTTGTAGTTTTTTGTAAAGAGGATTTTCTTTATCATCAATCATTGATGATATTTTAACTTCTCTACCACTAACTGGGTTTTTAACTTTTGTGTTTAAAAACGCTTCTAGTTTGTCGTTTTCGTTTACGAACTGTTCGAATAATTTAATGTGTTTCATTTTTTTGTTTTATTATTTATTGTTTATTGTTTCTATCTTAGTCCTAATTCATCTTCAATGTCTGTCCAGTCGAAATCTTTAATAACGTCTTTAACTGGATCGCCATCTCCCCAATCTTCAATGTAATTAAACATACTTTCCGGTGAGTATTCATCTTCATCAGCGTCTTCATATTCATCAAATATTTCATCCGATACCTTTTCTGCGAATTTCTTTAATTTCTTAATATCTGATGAACTATATTTTTCGTTAATAAATTGTTCGAATAATTTAATGTGTTTCATTTTATTATTTATTGTTTATTTTGAGTCTATTGACATGAATTCGTTATCTCTAATCTCTAAATTGTTATTACCAACTGATGCCATTGTACCATAGATTGTATCTTTTTTAGAAGCTATTGGAGAATTCATCATTCCAGTCTTATCTATTTTCTTATACAATTTGCTACCGTTAACATCATCCATAAATCCAACGTTAATTACTAATTCATATCCAACGAATAATTGGTTAGAATCTTCGCTGTTTAATTTATTAATTTCGTCAATATGAAATCCTTTATCAAGATTAGCTGTTACGAATAATACTGAATCCATACTCTTTGCCCCTTTTTCAACAGCATCTAAGATAATCTTTTCTCCGGTTGATTTAAAACTTGACCATGCTTTATTAACCTCGGCTAATGTTGCTTTTTGATCTCCTTCATAAGAAACTTTTTCTATAGTTTTCTTAAATGCCTGCATTACCTTACCTACTAATCCTTTAGAACTATAGATTCCAGT